CGACTGACCTTTGAGGGCAACTTCTGCGAGATTGCGCGGTGCAAGGAAGTGAAGTGCCCATACTATACAGCTTGCAGCCAGAAACAGGTATGGGAACGGCTGAAAGCCTATGAGGACAGCAGACTATCCCCGGAGGATGCGGCAAATCTGCACGCAATTTTGAGACTGGGCGACGGCATGACGCTGATGCGCCTGCGGGAGCTGGCCGTGGCCGATCAGGAGGGGCGAGTGATTGTCCTGCCGTGCAAGGAGGGGACGACGGTGTACTGCATCAGCCTCCCGATTGAGACGTACCCAGATAAAAGAAAACCGGAAGTTGTGCCAATCGCCTTTACTCGAAACGATTTACTCAAGTTCGGGTCAAGAGTTTTCCTGACGAGCGAAGAAGCTGAAAAGGCGCTGGCGGAAATGGAGGGCAAGAAGAATGTTTGAAAATCGTGTGTGTTTCAGCGTCAGAGGCGAGTTTGGGGCAGAAATGAAATTCGATTCCGAGGCAGAGATTCCACGCGAAGAACTGGAACGTAGCATTGATAAGAATGTATTGCTCAAAATGATGTGTCTTGATCAGCTCGGCTATACAGGCGAGGACGTTACGTTTATTTCTCCGGAGGAATACGACAAACAGTATGGAGATGATGACGATGGCTGACGAATATATCAGGCGCGCAGAGGCGTTGGAAATTACAACGCGGACGTGCGGGGATTACGCTGCGGCGTTTGCAGAAATCAGGAAGCTGCCCGCCGCCGACGTTGTGCCGGTGGTGCATGGACGGTGGATTGATGGTGCAGAAGATTTTATGCAGAAATCATAACGCAGAATGCAGCATTTGCCGTTGTTATGTTTTTTGGGACGGGTGCGATGAGGATTTCAACTACTGACCCAACTGCGGCGCGCGGATGGATGGAGGGGCCGAAGGTGAATGAAAGCGCCGATGACTGGGGCCTTGTTTTCGATACGCTGCTGCTGATAGCGTTTCTTCGGTCAGATGCGGAAACGCCGGAGGCTGCGGCGGAGAAATTCGCGAAAAAACTCCTTGGTATTCCGGAGAATGTAGACCTTTTCGCGGAAACGCCGGAAGAACGGCGCGCACGGAGTGACAAGTGGTATGCTCAAGAATGGGAGAAAATCCAGCATTGGGATGATGCCGGGAATCTTGGGCGCGATTTGATGGGAGGAACAATGAGAAGCGATCTGGGATTGAAAATTTACAAGAAGATCGGCGAGGATGGAGCCGCCAATGAATTGCAGCACGCCGCGTGCGAGATGAACCTTGCGGTTGGAAGGCTGCAACTTGCGCGCAGAATGGAAGAAGCACGCGAGGTCGTCGGGGCGGTCGCGGATGCAAAGCGGAATCTGGCCGACAAATATGCTGCTGTGATAGCGTGGGCCGGAGTTCTGGGAATTGAGCCGAACCCGGATGCGTGCGGCGGAAAGCTCATCAGCTGGGCGAAAGCTATTGGGATCGAGGTCGGCGATGAGGGCACAAAAGGGCCTCCGGGTGCGCTGGGAGTTGATCCACGGGGCGAGAGAGGAACATGACGGCTGAACGGAGCGCCGGACGACCGGCGCTGCTTTGAACCGGCAGAAAAAAGAGAAAGGGTGAGCGGGATGCGCAGAGTGAAGCAGAGAATCTTCTGCGGCGCGGTTTGTGAGCAGATCGTATACAACGTCGGAGACAGCGCGGACATCAGGACGGCGAAGCCGAGAAAGCCGCGCTTTGAAAATGAGGAAGACCGGGCAGCGCACCGCGAGGCGATCAGCCGCCGGAAGAATGCACGGCTTGTCAATGCGAACTTCTCGCCCGCCTCGCTTTATTCGACGCTGACCTTTGATCTGGACAGCGAAGTACATACCGTTGCGGAGTGCAAGCGGGAACGGGACAATTTTTACCGCCGCATACTATATAAATATCCGGCGGCGAAGATCTATCTGGTCTATGGCAAGGGCAAGCACACGGGGCGCTTCCACCTGCACATGATCTCGGACGGCGTGCCGGAGGAGGAAATCGGGAAGCTCTGGGGACGCGGCAGCGTGATCGACGTGAAGCCGCTGCGCAAGCACAACTATTATAAAAATGAGAGCGGGCAGCTCGTCGACCACGGGCAGGACTATACGGCGCTGGCGAATTATCTCTTTGACCACTGGCGGGAGGAGTTCGGCGGGCACCGCTGGAAGGCGAGCCGGACGTGCCGGATGCCGGAGGCGGAGATGCCGACCGAGGCCGTGCGCGAGTACAGCCCGAAGCGGCCGCCGGTGGCGCCGCGCGGATATGTGCTGGCGGAGTGCCGGGCGACGAAGTACGGATATCAATATTATAAATATGTATGTGTGCCGGAAAAGGAGCAGGAACGCAAGCGGACGGGACGCCGCTTAGATTGAGCCTTGTAAATGTGTAAAGTTTTGCGACGAAGGAGGCGGAGCATGAGCGACTACTGGCACAGGGCGTACATCTGCCCATTTTGGGCGGCAGCTGGCAAAAAGACGATCAAGTGCGAAGACGGCTGCATGCTCTGCTTCCGGGAGAGCTGCGACACGGCAGAGTACATCAGCCGGTATTGCGCAAGCTATGATTACCGGAAGTGCAGCGTCGCGGCGGCAAAGCTGCGATATTTTGATCGGCAGGCATAAAGATATTGGCACAGAGGAAGCGCGCGGAGATGGTCCGGGCGCTCTTTTGGCGTGGGGTGAAAAGCCAAAAAGCATGGTTTATGCTTAAAAGCGAAGGGAGGGGACGCCGGATGGGACGGAAACCGACATTCACATCGGCAGAGGAAATGCAGGAGAAGATCGACGCCTATTTTGCAAGCTGCGAGCCGGAGCTGCTGCGAGATGGAGATGGAACGCCGATGCTGAACAAGAACGGCGAGCCGGTATACGTTGGCGGAAGGCCGATGACCATTCAGGGGCTTGCGCTGGCGCTCGGGTTTACCTCGCGGCAGAGCTTGCTCAACTACAAGGCGAAGCGCGAATTTGTGGACACGGTGACGCGCGCGCGCCTGCGCGTGGAACAATACGCGGCGGAACGGCTCTTTGACCGGGATGCACAGCGCGGCGCACAGTTCACATTGGCCTATGGCTTCGGATATGCGCGGGACGCTGAGGACGGCAAGAACCGGGAGACACAAGGCGTGAAGATTGAGATTGACCGGGAGCTGGAGGAGAGCAGCGAATGAGAACGCTGACAATCGGCACGGTACAGCCGAAGCAGTGGCTCTTTATGACCGACAAGCACCGGCACATCGCATACGGCGGAGCACGCGGCGGAGGGAAAAGCTGGGCGGTACGCGCAAAGGGAAAGCTGCTGGCGATGCGCTATCCGGGAATCAAGATCCTGATTGTGCGGCGGACGATGCCGGAGCTGCGCAACAACCACATCGACCAGCTGCGGACGGAGCTGAAGGGATTTGCAAAGTACAACCAGACGGAAAAGATCTTCCGTTTCCCGAACGGCAGCAGCATCGCGTTCGGCTACTGCGCAAAGGACAACGACCTCTACCAGTATCAGGGCGCGGAATATGACGTGATCTTCATCGACGAAGCGGCGCAGCTTCGCGAGGAATGGATCAAGAAGATCAACGCCTGCGTGCGCGGCGCGAACGGATTTCCGAAGCGGACATACTACACGCTGAACCCAGGTGGGCCGAGCCACGGCTATTTTAAGCGGCTGTTTGTCGACCGGGTTTTTAACCCGGACGAGCACCCGGAGGATTATTCCTTCATCCAGGCGAAGGTCACAGACAACAAGGCACTGCTGCGGGAGCAACCGGACTACATCCGAAGTTTGGAGAATCTTCCGCCGACACTGCGGGCTGCGTGGCTTGATGGGCGGTGGGACGTTTATGAGGGACAGTTCTTTGAGGATTTTGTCAACAACCCGGACGGCTACCAGACAAGGCAGGGAACGCACGTCATCGATCCGTTCGAGATTCCGAGCGGGTGGACGATCTGCCGGAGCTACGACTTCGGCTATGGGAAACCGTTCTCCTGCGCATGGTGGGCGGTGGACTACGACGGCGTGATCTACCGCATTTTGGAGCTGTACGGCTGCACGCAGACGCCGAATGAGGGTGTGAAATGGTCACCGGACAAACAGTTTGCGGAGATCGCGAAGATTGAGCGGCAGCATCCATGGCTCAAGGGAAAGAACATCACAGGCATTGCAGACCCGGCAATCTGGGACGCGAGCCGCGGCGAGAGCATCGAGCAGACAGCGGCACGGTACGGCGTGTATTTCACCAAGGGCGACAACGAGCGGATTGCGGGCTGGATGCAATGCCACTACCGGCTGCAATTCGACGAGAACGGATACCCGCGGATGTATGTTTTCCGCAACTGCGAGGCGTTTATCCGCACGATCCCGATTTTGGTATACGACGAGCACAAGGTTGAAGATCTCGATACAAGCATGGAGGATCATGTGGCGGACGAATGGCGGTACTTCTGCATGAGCAGGCCGATTCGCCCGAGGCAGACGGCTCCGGCGCAGCCGATTTGGGCTGATCCGCTGAACCAGATGAAAAAACACTGAGAAATATGCACAGAAAAGCGAATGAATATGCGAGAAGGCACAAAAATTCCCGGGGGAAAGACCGGAGAATGGGCGCATAACGGTGAATACATGAACGAAAGGGGTGGGGCCGATGCTGATGCCAGCATTGACGGACACAGAGAAGAGCACCGTCACGACGGAGGTCTTCGGGGGCTACAACCACAATCTCGAAATCGGAGATGGGGAGTTCTTCGACATGAAGAACCTGACGGCGGACAACTATCCGCTGCTCAGCCAGAGGCCGAAGCGGAGCTTCGACCGGCAGCTGAACAGCCCGCAGGCGCTTATCTCGCGGGACGCGCTTTGCTGGATCGACAACCAACAACTCTATATCTCCGGCTATTCGATGGCCGAGTACATGACAGCGGTGCAGATCACGAGCGGGAAGAAGCAGATCGTGTCGATGGGTGCGTATCTCTGCATCTTCCCGGACGGCATTTACTTCAACACGGAAAAGTATTCGGACAACGGCTACATGGGGCACGCAAACAGCGTGGCGCTTGGCGCGAGCCGGAAGCTCGGCATTTCGCTCTGCACGGTGGACGGCACGGCAATCACGGTGAGCTATACGCAGAGCAATCAGCCGGAGAACGCGACAAACGGCCAATACTGGATCGACACAAGCGGAAGCGTGCACACGCTCAAGCAGTACGCGGCGACAACCTCGCAATGGGTGTCGGTGCCGACGGCCTATCTCAAGCTCGAAGCGGACGGCATCGGACAGGGATTTTCCAAGTACGATGGAATCCAGCTGAGCGGGCTGTTCGGAAGTGAGCAGGTGAAAGCGCTCAACGGCTCGCACATCCTATACGACGTGGCGGAGAGCTACATCGTGATCGTGGGCCTCGTCGACCAGACAACGGAGCTGACGAGCGGGACGGTAAAGACCGCACGGCGCGTGCCGGACATGGACTATGTGACCGAGAGCGGAAACCGGCTATGGGGCTGCAAGTATGGCGTGGTGGACGGCGAGACCGTGAACGAGCTTTATTGCTGCAAGCTCGGGGACTTCAAGAACTGGGAGTGCTACGAGGGCGTGGCGACGGACAGCTGGCGCGCGAGCTGCGGCACGGATGGGAGATGGACGGGCGCGGCGACGCTGGCCGACAGCCCGATCTTCTTCAAGGAGGACTGCTTCCACCGGGTATACCCATCTGCACAGGGCGCACATCAGGTCGTCGTGCAGAAATGTGAGGGCGTGCAGCGCGGATCGGAAAAGAGCCTTGTTGTGGTAGATGACCGGCTCTATTACAAGTCGCGCATGGGCGTCTGCGTCTACACGGGCGGGATGCCGGAGAACATCGGCAGCGCGTTCGGAAACAAACTCTACTATGAGGCCGTGGCCGGAGGGGTGCGCGGGAAGTATTACCTCTCGATGCGGGATGGAGAAAACGTATGGGCGCTCTTCTGCTACGACACGCGGCGCGGGATCTGGCACAAGGAGGACAGCCTGCACGCGGCAGAGTTTGCCCGCGTGGACGATGAGCTTTACTGCCTGGACAGCGACAAGCACATAGACTGCCTGTATGGGTCGGCGGGACAGCCGGAAGGGGCCGTCGAGTGGATGGCGGAAACCGGAATGATGACCTATGGACTTGCCGGGAAGAAGTACATCACGCGGCTTGATCTGCGGATGCAGCTGCCGAAGGGAAGCAGCATGGATTTTTGGATTCAGTACGATTCGGACGGACAGTGGCGGCACAGCGGACATCTGGAAGGACGCGGGATGCGGACATTCCTGCTTCCAATCCGGCCTTGCCGGTGCGACCATCTGCAATTCCGCATGACGGGCAAGGGCGAGATCAAGCTATACGGCCTGACGCGCGTGCTGGAAGCGGGGAGCGACGCATGAGAAAGGAGGTGCGACGATGGGCAGCATGAAATTGGCGTACCCATCCATTGCCGGAAAGACGAGCGGGGAACAGCTGGAATCCATGCGGCGCTACCTCTGCACGCTGACGGATCAGCTAAACCTTGCGGACTGGTCGGCGGGCGCGGTGCTGCAGGAAGTGTCGCGGGCAATTGATGCGGACAGCCTGCCGGACGCGGAGCGGAAGACGCAGCTCGGGAATTTTGGGCAGCTCAAGGCGCTGATTATCAAGACGGCGGACTACGCCGCGGCGAACAGCGAGGAATTTCAGACGAAGCTCTCGGGGAACTATGTGGCGGTATCGGACTTCGGGAAGTACTGGCAGGAAGCCACGATGACCATTGACGGAAACGAATTTGGCATCCGGCAGCTTTATGACTACGCGGCGGGCATCAACAATGATTTCACGGTGAAGTCACAGCAATATGTGAAGACCGGGCTGCTCTATTACAACGGCGCAGTGCCGGTCTACGGCGTGGGCGTCGGCAACATCGAGACCACGGTGACGAAAGACGGCGAGACTGTGGTAGACCAGAAGAAAAATGAGCTGGTGACCGTGACGCCTGGGAGGCTGTCCTTCTGGCAAAGTGGAAGCGAAGTGGCGTATCTCACGGATAAGAAGCTGCACTTCCCGTCCGGCACGCTGGAAGCGACAAATGCGGTACTATCCGGGACGCTGACGGCGGCGAGCGGATCGACGATCGGGCCGTGGACGGTATCGGACAGCAGCATCTACCGTACCCACAACACATGGGGCGCGTCCGGCGGACTGTATTTCGGAACGAGCGGGCTGAGCCTCGGCAGCAATTTCAAGGTCGACGCGAGCGGAAATCTGACGGCGAGCGGCGCAAGCATTTCGGGGGCCATTACGGCGAGCAGTCTGTATGTCGGTGGGAACGAGATCGCAACACAGCTGAGCTATCTGACACAAACGGTGTATTCACAGCTGAGCGCGCTGATGGACTATGTTACAGCATCCGGACAGTACAGCGGGAATCTGGTGGGGAATACGATCCAGGTCGGAACGCAGGGCATTTTGTACGGCAGCTACAACTCGCAGGGGAGCCCAGGCATGGAAGTGTACGGTTCGAACGGACTGAGACTGACGTCTGCTGGAAACGTATATCTTGGTGCACAGGGCGGCGGATCGAATGGATCGATCACCATTGGCGGCGGGAAGGTCAGCATCTACGCTGAATCCGGGCTATACGTTAACGGAACGAAGGTTACATAAGGAGGAGCAAAATGGGAATTGGAATGGCAATCGAGGCGCTGCGGGAGAAGCTGATCAAGGACATCAATGAATCCGGCCTGCCGCCTGTGGTGGTGGAGCTGGTGCTGCAGCCGCTCATGGCAGAACTGCACGGGATGGCGATTGGGCAGATCCAGGCGGAACAGAACCACGAAAAAGAGGAAAAGGAGAAAGCCGATGCAGGAACAGAACATGCAGACGATGGAGAATGAACAGATGGCGCCGGTGCTGACGCAGCCAATTGGTGAAGCGCAGGTGCGGCAGGCGTTTGCCACGCTGCAAAAATACAAGGCGGGCAAGGCAAACCTCGAAGCGCGCGTGACGGCGAGCGAAAACTGGTGGCGGCTCAAGAGCTGGCGGCAGATTCAAAAAGGGAATCCGATGGACGATAAGTGGGCGAGCGCATGGCTCTTTAACGTCATCATGGGAAAGCACGCGGACGCGGTCGCGGCATACCCTGCGCCAGCCGTCCGGCCAAGGGAGCCGGACGACCGGGGAGAAGCAAAGCGGCTCTCGTCTATCCTGCCGGTGATCCTAGAACAGAACGATTTTGAGGAAGTCTACTCGGATAGCCAGTGGACGAAGCTGAAGCAGGGGACGCTCGTTTGGCACGTGAGCTGGGACAGCTCCAAGCTGAACGGGATCGGCGACATCGCTGTGAACGCGGTAGACATTCTGAGCTTTTTCTGGGAGCCGGGGATCACAGACATTCAGAAATCGAAAAACGTCTTTGTGACGGAGCTGGTCGACAACGACATCCTGATGGCCAAGTACCCGGAGCTGGAAGGGAAGCTGAAATCGACTGGCAACATCATGCAGCAGTACAACACAGACGACACCGTGCCGACGGACAACAAAAGCATGGTGGTGGACTGGTACTACAAGAAGTGGCGGGGCGGCAAGAGTGTGCTGCATTTCTGCAAATTCGTCGGAGACAACGTACTGCTGGCGACCGAGAACGACGGCGAGCAGAAATATAGCACGCAGCAGATGCCGGACGGCTCCGTGGTGCAGACGCCGGTCGGAAGCCCCATGGCGGAGACGGGCCTTTACGACGACGGGGATTATCCGTTTGTGGTGGATGCGCTGTTCCCGGTGGAGGGCAGCATCGCCGGTTATGGCTACATCGACATCGGCAAGAGCGCACAGGAGCAGATCGACCGGATGAATCAGGCGATCATCAAGAACGCCATTATGGCGGCGTCGCCCCGGTGGTTTCGGCGCAGCGACGGCGCGGTAAACGAGGAAGAATTTGCGGACTGGACGAAGCCGTTTGTGCACGTGGACGGCAATCTCAGTCAGGACTCGCTGATGCAGATTCAGGTGAATCCACTGAGCGGGAATTACATCACGATCTTGCAGAACAAGATCGAGGAACTGAAGTGGACGACCGGAAACACGGACGTCAACAACGGCGCGACGAGCTCCGGTGTGACGGCGGCCTCCGCGATTGCGGCGCTGCAGGAAGCATCTGGCCGGTCGAGCAAGGACAGCACGAAATCGTCGTACCGGGCATATGCGCGGCTCATCCGCATGGTGATTGAGCGCATTCGGCAATTTTACGATCTGCCGCGTCAGTTCCGCATTGTGGGGCAGCGCGGCGCGGAAGAATTCGTGCAGTATTCCAACCAAGGGTTGCAGATGCAGCCGCTCTATGGCAAGGACGGGCAGCCGGACGGGATGCGGAAGCCGGTATTTGATATCGAGGTTTCGGCACAGAAGGCGAGCGAATATACGGCGATGGCGCAGAACGAGCTGGCACTGCAATTCTTCCAGCTGGGCTTCTTCAATCCGCAAATGGTGGATCAGGCGCTCGCGACGCTGGACATGATGGACTTCGACGGGAAGGACAGCATCGTGCAGAAGATTCAGGAGAACGCCGACCTTGCGGAGCGCCTGGCGCAGTGGCAGCAGATGGCGCTTGCCGTGGCAGATCGATATGATCCTTCGCTCGGACAGGCGCTGGCCGAACAGGTATTGATGGAGGGCGGACAGGCCGTGCAGGCTCCGCAGGATGAAAAGCTGGCCAAGATCAAAACCGGCGAGCAGCAGGAGCCGACAAAGGTACAAAACGCGCGGGAGCAGGCGCAGAAGGCCACGCAGCCGGAATAAAAAACCGATCTGCAAACACTTCAATGGTTTGCAGATCGTTTCTTTCGGCGTGGGGTGAAATCACAAAAAACGCATGGTAGACTGAAATTAGAAAGTCAGAAAGGACTTGCTTTATGGATGAACTTATGGCAGGAGCGCCCCAGGCGGGCGCGGCTGACGTCGCCGGTCAGCAGATGAGCGGGCAGGCAGCTCCGGCACAGGCGCAAGCGCCGCAGCAGCAGGCCAACGTCCCGGACGCTCAAGGACAGCAGGAGGAGACCTTTGAGAGCTTGATCGCGGGAAAGTACAAGCAGCAGTACGACAGCGCAGTCGGCGCGGCGGTACAGAAGGCCGTGAAGCAGCGGCTCAAAGGGCAGGGGGCGATGAAGGCGCAGATCGAAGCGATGGCTCCGGTGGTCGACCGGCTGGGCGTGCTCTATGGAATTGACACGTCTGACCCGAGAAAGATCGACTATGCGGCGCTGGCGCAGAAGTTTGGTGCAGATAACCGCCTCTACGAAGCAGAAGCCATGGAACGCGGCTCGACGGCGGACGCGGTACGCAGCGAGTATGCTTCTCGCGCGGAAACCGCAGGGATGCGCCGCCAGCTGCAGGAGTACCAGATTCAGGAGCAGTTTAACGGCATCAGGTCGGCATTTGACCGGGATGTTGCCGGGCAGTACGGGACGAGCTTTGAGGCTGAGATGGCAAACGAGGACTTCGCCCGGCTGATTGCGGCGAACGTCCCACCGAAGACAGCCTACGAAGTGGTACACATGGCAGAGATCCAGGCAGCGCAGGCGCAGGTGGTGGCAGCACAGGCGAGAAACAACGTCATGCAGACCATCCAGGCGCAGGGCGCACGGCCTGCCGAGATCGGCGGGAACGCCAACGGCGGACAATTCACAAACACAGACCCGCGCAGCTGGACGAAGCAGCAGCGCGAGGACATCATCAGAAGGGTTCAGAGGGGGGAAAAGATCGTCCTCTGAGCAGAAGGAGGAAAAAATCATGGGTAACAGCAACATTGGATTCCAGTTTTTCGCGGATGCGGGTACGCTGGTCAACGCGACTGGCAACTATGTGAACGCATACACGGGCACGACTACGGCGTTTGACACGACCAACAAACTGACGCCGACGATGAAGACGTTTTATGACACGCAGCTCTTGGAGAATGCGCGTCCGGAACTCATTTTCGCGCAGCTGGCGAAGAAACAGGCGCTTCCGCGCAACCACGGCAAGAGCGTGGAATGGCGCAAGTGGAACACGCTGCCGGAGGCGGAGACGCTGACCGAGGGCGTCATCCCGACGGGCCAGAAGCTCGGCATGTCGAGCATGACGCAGGATATCGTGCAGAAGGGCCTGTACGTCACGATCTCCGACCAGCTGGAACTGCACGCCATTGACAACGCCATCCTCGGCGCGACCGAAGAGCTCGGCGCGTCCGGCGGCATGAGCGTGGACAAGATGGTGCGCAACGAGGTCGTGGGCGGCACGGTGAAGCAGCTGTGCGATAAGGTGAACGCGACGACGGGCGTGCACACCGAAGTGACCACGAGAAGCGGCATGGACACGACGTCGGTTCTGACGCCGACAGAGATCAACAAGGCCGTGACCACGCTGAAGAAGATGCACGCGCCGACGATCAACGGCAAGTATGTCGCCGTCATCCATCCGTCCGTCGCATACGACCTGCGGCAGAGCAAGGAATGGATCGAGGCGCACAAGTACGCTGCGACGACCGAGATGTTCAACGGCGAGATCGGCGAGCTGCACGGCGTGCGGTTCATCGAATCGACGAACCAGAAGATCTGGAACGACAGCACATGCCCGGTCAAGACGGAGGCTGCGAGCGGCAACCCGGCGGTCTATTACAGCGTGTACGCGACGCTGGTCATGGGCAAGGACGCCTTTGCGATGATCGACCCGGACGGCGGCAACATGGAGATGATCGTGAAGACGAAGGACGAGGCGGGCGGCCCGCTGAACCAGTTCGGTACCGTCGGTTATAAATATGAGGGCGCGGCGAAGATCCTATACGAGGATCGCATGGTGCGCATTGAAAGCCTGAGCGCGTATTCCGCGACAGACCCGGCGAACTAAGGAAGGAGCACAGCTATGGTAAAGACCGAAGTGACCGAAGCGTATGACCCGTGGAAGGACATGCGGGAGATCACGCTGCCGCGGGCGGGCAACAACGAACAGCAGTTCCAGCTTGTCGGCGTGAACGGCCGGACATTTCAGGTGCCGCGCGGCAAGCGGACGCAGGTACCGCTGCCGGTCTACGAGTGCCTGATGGAGGCACAGGCGGCGCAGCAGGAAGCCTTTGAGGCCAACCGCAGGAGCGAACCGAAGTAACAACGAAATGCCAGTGCGGCATGGACGGGAGGGGGCTGCAAAGCTCCCTCTTTTCCGTAGAAGGAGGGTTTATGAGAATCAGGGAAGCGATTGAAACAATCGACCGGCTGATGCCAAACCAGTACGGCGAGGAAGACAAGGTGCGGTGGCTGAGCGAGCTGGACGGGATCGCAGACCGGGAGGTATTCCGGGCGCACGAGCGGGAGGAGGACACGGGAGAGTTTACGGGATATCCGGAGGGCGTCGATCTCGACACGGTGCTGCTGATCCCGTTTCCGTATTCGGAGATCTACCGCTGGTATCTGGAAATGAAGATCTGCGACGCGAACGGCGAGATGACGAAGTACAACAACGCGGCGGCGAAGTACAACAGCTACTGGCAGGGATTTTGGAACGCGTACAATCAGGCACACATGCCGCTGCAGGCGGCGACGTATTTCAAACTGTAAAGGGGTGAAGACATGGCAATTTATCGCGTGGAGAACGGGAAGGCCCCGGCGGGCCTTTCGGCGGGCGACGAGGTCGTAACCGGAGGCGGAACATACCGGATCACAGGTGTCAACGCGGACGGCAGCTACCAGAGCCAGGTGAGCAACAAGAAACAGACGACCTACAACTACAAGGGACAATATACGCAGCGGCAAAGTCCACTGCTCTCGCAGGGCGTGAGCGGGTATACGCAAAACAGAATCAATGGGCTGGAAGGCGGTTACACGCCAGGCTCCGCTGTGCAGCAAGCGCAGGCGTATCTCAATCAGGTGCAGTCCCGCAGACCGGGAGAATATCAAAGCCAGTGGGACGGCGAGCTGACGGATCTCTACAACCGGATCGCGAACCGGAAGCCGTTCAGCTATGACCTCGGGACAGACCCGGTATATCAGCAGTACCGTGAGCAGTACCAGCGGCAGGGGCGGCTCGCGATGCAGGACACGATGGGCCAGGCGGCGGCGCTGACCGGCGGCTATGGCAGCACCTACGGCGAACAGGTGGGGCAGCAGGCGTACAATGCCTATCTGCAAAACCTGAACGACATTGTGCCGGATCTTTACAATGCGGCATACAACCGCTACCGCGACGAGGGCACAGACCTCTACAACCAGTATGGATTGCTCAGCGACCGCGAGAATCAGGCGTACAGCCGGTACCGCGACACGGTGAACGACTATTACTCCGACCTCTCCGCTGCGCGCAGCGCCTACGACAGCGCCTATTCGCGGGACTACAACCAGTGGAGCGACCAGCTCAGCTATTGGTCGCAGAAGGCGGCAAACGAGAACAGCGCCTACTTGCAGCAGCTCGCGGCGCAGAGCAGGGCGAGAGGCGGATCGGGCGGCGGATCGGGCGGCACGAGCGCTGCGGACGTTGCAACCGTCAATGGCGCGGGGAACTTTGCAAACAATGTCGCGATGATGGACGACCAGTACAGAGGCGTAATGAAAACCGTATCTGTGCTGCTCGGACAGAACAACATCGAGAAAGCTATGACATACGCATACGGCGTAAGAAACCAGTTGAGCCATCAGCAATGGGCAGACATTGCGCGTCTGATCAAGGAAAGGACGAACGTGGAGATCGATCCGGACGTATGGTACAAGAAATCGAAAGACGGCAGCGGAACGTGGGGCGCAAAATAATAGTGTGAAAAACGGAGAAATGATATGGCTTTAATACCACTGGAAAAAGCAATCGCAAAGGCGAGGGCGAATCAGAACAAGAACGAAAAATATAGCACAACTTCGCTTATGTCGCCAAATGATGCGAGGGCACAGCAGGAAATCGGGATGCAGCAGCGCCGGACGGCCTTTGAAAACTACAAGGCCGCCCGCGCGGCGATGCAGCAACAGGCGCAGCGGCAGGTGACGCAGGGCTATGAGCGCCGGGCGGACGCGATGGGGACTTTGGCGAGGGGGTATGGGCAGTCGAACATGCCGACGGTGGCAAAGAAGACGGCCTATGAGAATTACACCTATGCGCTCAAGCAGAAGGAGCTTCGGCAGAAACAGATGAGCGGGAAACCGCTGACCCCGGCAGAGCAGAAGATCCTGAATACAAATGTCTATAAGAACGTAGAAGCCGCAGCTGCGCAAGAGAGCGGAAAACTGAAAACAGTTCATGAAAACGAAGACTGGAGAGAGGAACGGAAGCAGAAGCGCAAAGAGCAGCTGAGCGAGCAGGAATTCAACCGGTCGGGCGCGATGCGGGGACAGTATGGCTCGTATGACAACTATCTGCGCGGCGTGTATGCCGGGTATGATGAGGCTGTGGCGCAGCGGGAAGCAGAACAGGCGAAAAGCTCTGACACGCTGCGGGCCGAGAGCGCGGACGTGCAGCGGCAGATCGCGGAGATCGACGCGCGCCAGAGGGCCGCATGGACGCAGAACGGCTATTCCGGCTGGGATGCCGATTTACAGCAGGAGAAAAAGGCGCTGCAAGAACAGCGCCGCTCGCTGGACGACCGCGCATACTGGAAGGGGCAGGAGGAATACAAGGCTGGAAAACAGGCGGCGCGACAGGCCGAACAGGACAAATATGCGGGCTGGACGGCGGAGCAGATGCAGGCGCGGATCGATGAGATCGACGCGCAGCAGAAGGACGCATGGACGCGGAGCGGCGCGTCTGGATATAATGCGGCCTTGCAGCAGGAAAAGAAGGAACTCGAACGGCAAAAGAACCGCGTCGCGCCGGGATGGATGCAAAAGGCGGGGAACTTTGTGGATGACGCGCTGACGGCATTTTATGAGGGCGGCAATGCGCAGTCGATGAGCGGGTTTGAAATGGCGCACAACGTCGCGGAAACGAAGGTCAATCAGGGCGTCGCGTGGGCGCTGCGCGACATTGCGGATTCTGCGATACTGCACGCGCTCGGCGGCGATCGATACGCGGAGAAGCTGCGTTCGCTGGCAGACCGAATGGCGACGGAGTATGACTATACAGACGCGCAGCTGTGGCAGGATGATTATAACCGGATCATGGACGAGGTGCTGCAGGATCACAGCCCGGTCGGGACGTGGATCTTGCAGCAGCTTCCATCCGCCGGAGCGATGGTGGGCGACCTGATGGTGTCTACGGCGACGGGCGGCGCGCTCACGCCGCTGACGGTGATGGGAATTCGTGCGGGCGGAAATGCTATGCTCGACGCGCACAATGCAGGGGCGACGGACACACAGGCTGTGCTCATCGGTCTGCAAAATGCGGCGGTGGAGATCCTGTCGGAAAAGCTGTTCGGAGGAAACCCGGTCTATGATGAGGATGTGGGTCTGGTGAACCGTGCTGTGGCGAAGCTGACGAAAAGCAAGACGGTCATGAAAGTGCTGGACAGCAAGGCGTTTGATTTCGTGTCGGAAGGTCTGGAAGAAGTGATCGCGGAGCTTTTAGAGCCGACGTTCCAGAGCCTCGTTTTGAATGGAAGTCTGAAAGGCTCGGTGACATGGGAAAGTCTCGGCAATTCGTTCCTCGGCGGCGTGTTCCTCGCGGCGCTGGGCGACCTTGCCGGGATGCCGGGCGGGCTGACGCAGGCGAAGCAGGAGCGGCAGACAAAATATTACGCGAAGATCCTCGCGGGTCAAGGTGCGCAGTCTGAAAATGCGGATGTGCGCGAGGCTGCGGCCATCGTGCAGGAGAAGCTGGACTACGGTCGGACGCCGGATATTGAAGACATCGGGCGGGTGCTCTCTGCGATGGACGACGCTGGGGAGACACAGGCGGCACAGGAGGCTGCGGAGGCCGCGCAGAGCAGCAGAGCATACAACCAATATGAAAAGGCCGTGGAGGACGTGCAGCAGTCTCGGGCGGACTATGACCGCAATATGCAGCGGAAAGCGATTTTTGACGCGGAGGCCGCCGGAGAGATCACGCACGAGCAGGCGGAAGCCGCACTGAATGTGCTGGATAACGATGAGGCCATCAACCGGGGCGAGGCAGACCGCGTGAACGCACGGAAAATCCAAGAGGATGCGGAAGCTATGCAGGACGCGGCCAACGCACGGGAGCGGCTGCGGAGCCAGCAGGAGCGGGCGGATGAGACGCTTGACCGCCAGACGGAGCGAAGCGCGGGGCGCACGGTGCAGCAGGCGGCGGCACAGTATGGATGGACCGCATCCTTGACGGATGCGGTCACACAGGGCTATACTGCATATATCAGAAGGGGAGGCGGGGAGCTGAGCGCGGCGCAGTACGCCGAGGCGGCGAACCGGGCCTATCAATATGGCGCAAGCGGCGCGGCACTGAACGCGGCGCAGAGGGCCGCACAGGGCGTACAGCCGAAGATCACACAGGCGGCATGGGCCGCCGGAAAGGAAAACGGAAATGGCAGAACAGGAAAAGCGGCTGCTGATGACGGCGGCAAACGGGATGCAGGTATGGATTCCGGAAAGCAGAGTGGAAGCGTGGCAGCGGGCACAGGCCGCACAGAAGCGCGATCCCAGCAAAGGAGCGCGGCAGCGGAACGCGCTGACATCGAAAATCGTGTCCGCAATGCAAAGCAGCCCTACCTCAGCGGAAAAGAAATAGGGATCAAAAACGGCTCGGCGGAAAAGAGTTTTCAAGAAGTGCCGGAAAGCCTCTGGACACCGGCGCTGCGGGAGACGGCGGAGCACCTGAAGAAGAACGGCGTCAAGAATGTGCATTTCTTTGTCGGGAAGATCGGCGTCGTCAATCAGGCGTCTCAGGTGACGCGGTACATGAACGGCGTGGCGATGGGCGATTCCGTGTGGGTCAGGGCCAACGACAACCGGCTCAGTGTGGAGCAGATCGGGCGGCATGAGGAATTTCACAACATGGCAGACCGCGCGCCGGATATGCTGGATGCGGTGCGGGAGCAGATCACAAAGAAGCTCGGCAAGGAGAAGCTGCGGGCGCTGGCCCGACGATACGCCGAGGCTTATGAAGGATGCTACACCGAGGAAGAGCTGGCACACTACATCGAGGAGATCTGCGCGGACGCTTATGCAGGGATCGAGCGGTTTGGGGGACTTTCGAAGGAAGCTATGGATGCGCTGTGGCAGACGAATGAAAAGACCCAGAGCACAGAAAAAACCGACAGCGCCAGAGCGCCGCCGGAAGGAAAGTTCAGTTTGGAAACGTCGGAGGATGGCCGGAAGTATGTATTGGTAGATCGGCAACAGGGGCGGTTTATCGGATTGAACAACAAGGAAGCCGCAAAGCTGGCGAAAGAGATCATTCAGGAGGAATTCTCCGGCCAGACGCTTCCGCTCGGAGAATATGCAGCTGTGACGGTTCGTCGGCGTGGCGGAGAATACAGTTTCGACGGCGCGAAGAAATATGCGTATGATGGGAGCCAATATAGCGACACAGTATTCCAAGCGAAGATGCGCGCTGCGGCCAATCTGGATGAAATGCTGGAAGCGGCTGAATATGTCGGACACTCCGACGATCACAAAAATCATGCGTTTGCAACGGATGGGTTTGATTATTATAAAACCACATTTGTTGTGGGCGGGAGAGCATTTGAAGGTGTATTCAACATCGGCCTCTCTGATATGGGCGCAACGTTCTATGGCATGACAAAAATAGAGCAAGTCACCGATACCAACTCTTTCGTTTCGTCCCTTGTGGATGAAACGCGGTCGGATAATGGTGACTTGCCTAAATCAAGGGTAGCACGGAACGTCGAAAATGTCAATGGGAAATTCTCGGCAGATGCGGAGCAGGAGGCGCAGGAACAGACCGAGGAACAGGAAGTGCCGAAGGGCGGCTATACGCTGAACACGATCCCGAAGCGGGCACAGACCTATTTGCGGAGAGCGCAGAATGACTTCCTCTACCAACTCGAACGGAGCTTCCGGATGCCGTTCGGGCAGAATGTAAAGAAGACGCGGGAGCTGCTGGACGACCTGACGAACGAATACCTCCAGACCGGAGACGTCACGAAAGAGATGATGGACAAAACGTTTGAAAAGGTCTATGAAGAGGGCGTGAAGCTGGAAAAGGCGTTCTATGAGAAGATTGAGCGCGTCGCGCCGCAGCTTCGGATGACGGAGATCACCCTGAGCGCAGAGGAGCGGGCGGCACTTGAAAACTACGAGCAGTTCAAGCGGCGCACCAGAGGGAAGCTGAATGTGGTGGAATCCGGCGGGAAATCTCTGAGCGAGGTCTATGAGATCATGAGCCGGAAGGTTCCGGAGCTGTTCCCGCGCGGCGTGACCGATGCGGCGGAGCAGGAAATGCTTTTGCTGATGGGCGCGAACCGCATGGCGACCGCGAAAGAGAACGTGCGCAGCTACAATGGAAAGAACGCTGCGGTCTGGAAGCGGACGGCACAGGTCGATTTTGAGGCAAACGTCCGGGACATGATGGGCGATCTGCGCGTGGCGCGGCGCTACGCCGAAGCGCAGAAACGGACAGAGAAGGTCTATGAGGGGCCGACGACGGAAGAAGATGTGCAGGCGCTCTATAATCTGCAAGCAGACCAGAGACGGAACTATGAGCGGGAGGCGCAGAAGTATCTTCTGACGGCGGAAGACCGCCGCATGGTGAACCGGCTGCTGCGCGGCGACATTACGCCGGAGAGCGTGGCCGGGATGGAGAACGCGGATTCTATCCTTGCAGTCTATGAGGCCAAGGCGGACTATGACCTGACGACCTTGAAGATCGCAGAATACAACAAGCACATCAACGAACAGCGGGACAAAAACGCGCAGACGGCGCTCGGAGACATCAACCAGTGGAAAGACAAAAAGACCGGATTCCAGTATGCCAGGGAGACGCAGACGCGGAACGTCCGCGACATCGCGCCGAAGGAGAACGCCGAGGCGGTCAACAAGGGCTATTTTGAACCGGTGCGAAAGGCGACGGCGAACGCCACGCGGCTGAAGAACGATCTGCGCGCCCGCGTAAAGGCGCTGAAGCTGAGCAGGCACAGAGCAAAGGGAAACATCGTCAGCGAGGCCGCAGCCGTGCAGATCCTCGGCGAGGCGCAGGACAACATCCGCGTGCTGGAAGCCAGCAAGGGGCGCATCAAGGAGCGGGATGGAAAAACACTCGAAGAATGGGAAGGCATCGTATCGGAACTCTGGAACAAGAATCCGGGGTTAGAAAAGGCCAAGATCCAGAACGCGGTGAAGGAGTTCCGCAAGATCTATGATGAGCTTTACAAGATGATGAACGCGACGCGCATCCGAAACGGCTATGCGCCGGTCAACTACCGGGCGGGGTATTTCCCACACTTCGGAATTGGAACGTCGGACGGCATCCTGAACCTCATGGGAATGGCAATGGGCGTCGAGGCTGGGATCGAAGTTTTGCCGAATGATGCGAAGGGAATCTTCACATGGTGGCTCAAAAAGCGGAAGGAACAACGCGGCCCTGACGCGCTGCCCACGACGATCAACGGACAGACAAAGAATTTCAGGCCCGGAATCCCGTGGCTCGCCAACGCACAGGAACGAAAGGGGTTCCGCACGGCATACGACGCGGTGAAGGGATTCGACAAGTACGTCGAGGGCGCGGCGAGCGTCATCTATTACACGGACGTCATTCAGAATCTGCGGGCCTTGGCGAGAAATGCGCGCTACCTTGCATCGAACGACGGAATCAAGGAACAGATCGACGCCATCCGCGCGAACGAAAATCTGACGGAGGAAGACAAGAAAGATAAGATCGACGAGATCAAGCGGGAAGGGCGCTATGCACTGTCTCTGTGGGTGGCGAACGTCGATGAGTATACCAATCTGCTTGCGAACAAAAAAAGCACGCTCGACCGCGATGTGGAATCGCTGCTGAACCGGTCGGTGCACAGTTTCCTGAAGAAGTGGCAGACGAAGGTTGCGGCAAATATGGTGGCGCTGAATCCGGGATCGTGGCTGACGAACTTCGGTGTCATTGCGCAGGCGGCGGCACAGATGAAGATCACGTCTGTAGCGAAAGCAATGTACCAGCAGGCGGCGAACGCATGGGTACATGATGATTTCGCAGAGCGGAGCGACTTTCTTACCAGCAGAGCGGGCAGTGATACGCTGGTCAACAGCTGGGCGGACAACGCGAGCAAGGTGCTGTCGAAGCCGATGGAGCTGATCGACTGGTATTCCTCCAACGTCATCGTCCGGGCGCGGTACATGGAAAACATTCAGCGCGGCATGAGCGAGGAAAGCGCGATGGAGGAAGCAGACGATTTTGCGGCGGGTGTCATGGCAGACCGCAGCAAGGGCGCGATGCCGACACTGTTTGAATCCCGGAATCCGCTGCTGAAAATGTTCACACAGTTCCAACTCGAAGTGAACAACACGTTTTCGTATGTGTTCAAAGATCTCCCGGCAGAACAGCGGAAGAAAGGCGTCGGCGCGATTGCATGGGCGCTGATCAAATTTGCGCTGGAAAGCTGGATCTACAATGAGTTCTATGAACTTGTGGTAGGCCGCAGACCGATGCTTGACCCAATCGATCTTATCATCGAGGGTGCGGCAAGCTATTCCGGGCACGACCGGAATAATGCCATCCGCGCACTTGCAACAGGCCAGAAATGGTGGACGGAGAAGGATGAGGATGAACACTGGCTGAACACGACGGTCGATTTTGCAACAGAGATCGGGAAGGAGCTGCCGTTTGTCGGGAATCTTGTGGGTGGCGGCAAGCTGCCGTACACCAGTACATTCCCGGATATCGGAAATATGATCAGCATTGCGGCGTCCGAGGATCTGGATGCGAAGCAGAAAACCGAGAAGCTGCTGCTGTCGCTGAAAGACCCGGCGGCATACTGGGTATTGCCGTTTGGCGGCGGGCAGATCAAGAAATCCATCGAAGGTGCTGCTGCAGCCAAGGCGGGCGGAAGCTACAAGATGAACAGCAAGGGCGAGCGCGTCCTGCAATACCCGGTCTACACTGACACGACGGCGGACAAGATCCGGGCATGGACGACGAACATTGTATTCGGCAAAAGCTCGACCAAGGCTGCGCAGGACTGGGTAGAAAGCGGGTTTAAGAATCTGAACGCCAAGGAGACCACGGCATACGAGACCATGACGGAATACGAGGATCAGCGGGAAACATTCGCCTTCATCAAGGCGGTCAAGAAGATCGACGGAGACACAAACAAGAAGATATTCCTCGGGAGCTACAAGGGCGTGAGCGACAAGGCCAAGGCGGACTATTTCTACAATGTCATTGCCAATGATACGGACAAAGAGGAAATGGAGCCGATGACCGAGAAAGAGCGTATCGCGTATATGGAGAAAAAGATCCAGGACGCGAAGGACAAACAGCTCAAGGAAAGCATCCGGGAAGATTTCGGCGAGGGAAAAATCAGCGAGCAGAAAGCGATCCAGAAACTCGTCGCAAACGACTTCGCAGACGACGAGAACGACGCATACTGGAAAATCCGCGAGTGGAAGGGAGGCAAGGGATACAAGAAATACGACAGCTTCCTTTCCACGGTAGAAAGCGCCGGAGACGTCGCCAAGGCGGCAAAGGAGTATCTGGACAACGGTGTAGAAGCTGAAACGCTGGCACGAGAAATTACCAGCGAGTACAAGCAGCAGTACATTACGGCGGACAGCGCGGAGCGCAAGCGGCTGAAGAAGCTGCTGCTGGACGCTTATGCGGCAATCGGCTACGACCGGAAGGAGAAAGAGAAGGACATCGACAAGTGGCTGGAAGATGACAAGTAACAAAAGACCGGAGCGGGATGACCGCTCCGGTTTTTTACTGGGATTTTTTTAGTTCAGCGATCTGCTCGCTGTGCAGCTTGATAATGGATTTCAGGAAATCGACCTCTTCCTCCAGCTCTTCCACGCGGCTTTTCGGGGCGAGCGTTTCAAGCAGCGTCTGTTGGCCTTCGGCGAGAAGATTGAATTTCGGCATAATTGAAGATTCGATAAGAACGCGCGTGGCGGCGGCGCTCTCCTGAAGAATCTCTTTTTTCTGGGCCTCCATTGCATCCATCATGCGGGCAGTCTGTGTGTCGAGCAAATCCTGAATGAGTGCCAAATCGTTCTTGTCCAGCATAAAATATTCTCCTCCTGTTTGAGATAAGAACAGTATAGCGCGCGGAGGGCGGAGCCGTCAAGTGCTGCGTGGGGTGAATCTGCTGGGTGGAGCTGTTACACTGAGGGAAAGGAGTTGATGAAAATGGGAATTCCAATTCCGGGGGCATACGCAAGCCCTCGAATCTCGAACGGCGTGCTGTGCTGGTATGCCGGAGATACATTCAGTGTCGTCATTCAGGCGGATCTTGTCGATCAGGACGGAGCGGCCGTGGACATTGGGGCGACGGACACGGTGAAAATCACGTTCCGCGACGACACGCGGGCGGAGGTTTGGAGCAAGACGTTTTCGAACGTCGCGAACAATCAGGTGACGCTTGTGGTCGACGCGGAGATCAGCGCGAAGTTCCCGAAGGGCAGATACACCTACGACGTGGAATTTTCGCACGGAGACCGGACGACGCTGGCGCGGGACAACAAAGTCCGGGTGGAATGAGGTGAGACAGTGAAGGTTGAAATTCCGAACAGTATTTTGGTCACATTGAGCGGGCAGACCTCGCGCGGCGTGAAGGGCATTGAAGTCCGCGAGGCGGACGGACATCTGATCTTTACGCTGACGGACGGAAAAGAGCTGGATATGGGTTCCGTCATGGGGCCGCAGGGGCCGAAGGGAGACACTGGCGCGAAAGGCGAGAAGGGCGACCGAGGGGAGAAAGGTGACACTGGCGCAACGGGCGCAAAGGGCGAAACCGGCGCGACGGGCGCGACCGGCCCGCAGGGCATCACGCCCACCATCGGGGAGAATGAGAACTGGTATCTCGGAAATGTTGACACCGGGAAGCCCTCCCGAGGCCGTCAAGGCGAGAAAGGCGAGAAAGGCGAGACCGGGGCCAAGGGCGAAACTGGCGCAACGGGAGCGACAGGCCCACAGGGCGAGACGGGGCCGAGAGGGCCGCAGGGTTTGCAGGGCGTCCAGGGCATTCAGGGACCGCAGGGAGAAACCGGCCCACAGGGGGAGACCGGACCAAGAGGCCCGCAGGGGCCGAAGGGTGACACCGGTTCCGGATTCAAGGTGCTCGGCTACTACGCGACCGCTGCGGCACTGAGCGCTGCGGTGGCGAACCCGGAGGCTGGTATGGCCTACGGCGTCGGCACGGCGGAACCTTACGACATCTATATCTACGACAGCGTGAGCAAGAGCTGGAAGAACAACGGCCCGCTGCAAGGCGCGAAGGGCGACACCGGCGTCGGCGTGGCGAATGTGACGTTTGACGATGACGTTATGACCGTCAATCTGACGTCCGGCGCGCACTACTCCTCCGGCAGTCTGCGAGGGCCACAGGGCGTGAAAGGTGACGCTGGTGCGAAAGGTGAAAAGGGAGACCCCGGTGCACAGGGCGAAAAAGGCGCAACCGGCGCAGCCGGTGCACCCGGCGCACCCGGCGCGGACGGTGTCACCCCGACGATTGGAGTGAACGGCAACTGGTTCTTGGGCAGCACCGACACCGGGAAACCGTCTCGCGGCGAGAAGGGCGACAAGGGAGACCCCGGCGCACAGGGAGAACCGGGCAAAGACGGAAGCCCCGGTGCGGCAGGCGCGACTGGCCCGGAGGGGCCGCAGGGGCCAAAGGGCGCACAGGGGCCGCAGGGCGACCCCGGCCCGACCGGCCCGCGAGGCCCCGCCGGTCACACGCCGGTGAAGGGGACGGATTATTTCACCGCTGCGGACAAGAGCGAGATCGCGCAGGCGGCGGCGGAGCTGGTCAGTGTGCCGAGCGCTTCTTCCACCACCCCGAAGGCGCCGGGGACGGCGTCGGCTGGTTCGGAGAGTGCGTATGCCCGAGGGGATCATGTGCATCCGAAGCAGACGGTGACAAAGTCGGACGTTGGCCTCGGGAATGTGGACAACGTGTCGATCAACACGCGGCTGAACCGGACAACGAATGTCAATGCGTCGGACAGCAACTACACGACGTACATGGCGCGGGGCGAGGCTCTGTTTTCGACAGAAACAACGCCGAGTGTCAACGGTTGCATTGCGTGGCAATATGGTTAAGGCGGTGATTCTATGGGACAAAAGGTAGAAGTCGGCGGAACAGGGTATGACCTCAAGGGCGGAAAAACGCTCATCGGTGGAACGGCCTATGCTGTGAAGAAAGGGCGGACGCTGATTGGCGGGACGGGATATGATGTGAAGCTGGCGAAAGATACTTATACAGTTACATTTACTTATGAAAACCAGTACGGTGGAACGGAATATCCGGATTCGTACGGAAAGTTATACTATGGTTCAAGAGAAATAGAAAGAGGCTCTGTGTTTGAGGTGCGAAAAGGAAGCTCTGTAACCTTTAAATCAAAGTCTGGGTATCTATATTCTTATATTTACTTGTCTGTTGACGGCGGTAGCATGGAAAATGTTGCCGAAGGCACAAGTTATAGAGAGGCTTCATATAACTATGTTATTTCCGGAAATTGCAGTATCAAACTTGTATATGACGCTAGAGAAAGATATGTGTGGAACATAACGAACGAATAAAGGAGATGAACAAATGAGCACATCCGTTGTTATTCACGAAGTGGAATACCCTGCTGAGATCAGTGGGGTATTGCAGAATCCCGAATGGGACGGGCGAGATACGAAGGCTATCACGCTGAAAATGACGCACGCACAGGCGGTGAGCCTGTTTGTGGACGGCCTCGCGTGGGGCATTAAACAGGTCAACACCTATCCGGTTTTTGACAAGCAGGGCCAGCCTACGGGCGAAACGAAGACCGAGACGCAGACCTTTGACAACTCGGATTATTCGGTCGCCGGGAGCATTACGGACAACCGCGATGGAACAGTGACGTGCATGATGGGCAGGCCGACAGAGACGGAAACGCTACGAGCGGAGAAGGCCGACGCGGAACTGGCGGCGAAAATTTTACTTGGGGAGGCGGAATGATGAGCTATACAGAAAGAGCTAGAGCATTGCGCCCCTATATCGTCAAGGCTTCAGCCAGTCTGACGGATGCAGACGCGCTAAAGGCAATGGAGCTTTACCGACGCTGGGAACCTGATCTGAGCATCAAAGCGGGCGACCGACTTGTGTTCCCGGTCAATGGCACGGACAGGCTGTTCCGCGTCAACGAAGGACAGGCACACACGACGCAGGAAGGTTGGGAGCCGGACAAGACACCGGCAATGTTTACGGTTATTGACGAGACCCACGCGGGCACACAGGACGACCCCATCCCCGCCGCGAAGGGCATGGAGTACACCTACGGACTTTACTACACAGACCCGGAGGACGGCAAGCTCTACCGCTGCGAACGGACGGGCGAGCAGCCGGGCGGCAAGGTGACGCTTCAGTTCCTGCCTCATGAGCTGGTGGGGCTGTATTTTACCGAAGTATAAAGGAGAAAAGAGATGGACGATGGAATTCAGGCAAAGATCGCCGAAATCGAAGCCCGCAGCAAGAGCAACACGCACCGCATCAACGACTTAGAGGAGGACAACCGGGCGCTGCACGCGCTGGCGACATCGGTCGAAGTCCTCGCCACGAAGCAGGATACCATTGAGAGCACCGTGCAGGAGATCAAGACGGACGTCAAGGAATTAAAGGCCGTGCCGGGAAGCAAATGGGAGGCGCTGGTCAAGGCAGTCCTCACGGCCATTGTGGCCGGGCTGGTCGGCTTCGCGCTGGCTCATGCGGGGATCGTGTGATGGAGACTTCGAAGAAGCTGCTGATTGGCAGCGCGGCGGCAAGCGTCGTTTGCATTGCCCTGAATGTGCTCGGCGTGCTGAGTGTGGAGATCACGTTGGCAGTCATCGGATTTGCGACGGCGATTGGGATGTTTTACCTCTGGAAGGCAAAAAATGAAAATAGAAGTAAATACGCAATCAAGTACATCGAGAGTTTGCCGGAAACGTATACGGCAGAGGAAAAGGCACGGTTTTTGGAGATCGTGCTAAAGGACTGAAAGGAGTAAACTATGGACTACACAGAAATCATTTCGGCAGTGATCGCGCTGATCTCGGCGCTGGTATCGGCATTTTTGATCCCGTGGATCAAGGAGCGCGTCGGCGCGGACAAACTCAAAAAGTGGCAGGCGTATGTGGAGATCGCGGTCAAGGCGGCGGAGCAGCTCTACAATGCCAACGAGGGCGCTGAGAAAAAGGCGTATGTGCTGCAATACCTCGCCGAGAGAGGCATCAAGTTTGATTCTGATACCGTGGATAAAATGATTGAATCGGCGGTGCTGTCGCTCCACCATGAGCTTTATGGAGGCAGCAATGGCACTGAAAATTAACGATACCATTCGGGCAACGAGAGTGGGCGGCAGGCGTCCGCTCTCGGCTATCCGGGCCATCGTGTTCCACTACACTGCAAACACTGGCCAGCATGCAACAGCACTCGGCAATGCCAGATACTTTGCGAACGGCTCCGAGGGACGCGCTGCGTCGGCACATTTCGTGGTAGACGAGGGCAATACCGTTTACCAGTGTGTGCCGCTGGACGTGGTTGCGTGGGCCGTGGGCGACGGACAGAGCGGCAAATTCGGCAAGGTGTATAGCAACTACAACACCGTCAGTATCGAAATGGTGAGCCACACGGACGCTTCTGGCAAGTACTACATCCCGGAGGCGACGATGCGCAACGCTGCGCGGCTGTATCAAATGCTGTTGAAGCAGCTGCCGAACGTGCAGGCGGCGATCCGGCACTATGACATTTCGATGAAACTGTGTCCGCTACCGCTGGTTGACGAAAAGAAATGGGCGGACTTTAAGAAGCTCTTGGAGGAGGTGGACGAGGTGATAACAAAAGCAAAGATGATCGTTGACGGAAAAGAGATCGAGGTCGAACGGATATTAAAGGATGGCACGAATTATATTAAAATTCGCGATATTGCAAAGGCACTGGATCTCGAAGTTAGTAATAAAGGGAACATTCCGATCCTGAGTCATAAGCAGTAGCGCCCCTGTGTGCCGCGCCACCCGGATTGGAGGTGGTGTTGATCAGCGCGAGGGTGCGGATTCCGGATGATTTGACCGGCCTGCTGCAAGGCGAGTGGGAGCAGATCATATCTCAGGCAGGCTACAGCGAGCAGGACGCGGAGATCGTCCGGCGCTATGTCGTTGGCAAGACGCCGCAAATTGACATCGCGGTGGAGCTGGACATGGCGCGGAGCACGATCACCCGCAGACTGCCGCAGATCTACGCACGAGCGCGGCACACGGCAGC